GGTCCATTTACAGATACAAAAGAATATCATCAATTTAATACAGCAGAAGATGATGAGGGTAATGTAACAAGAGTGCATGCAACTAAAACAAAAGTTGTACCATCAATAGAAGCTGTATCATGTTGGGATTTTTATCCTGATCCAAACGCTACAAATATAAATGATTGTGATTATATAATTCAAAGACATTCGTATAATAAAGCACAGTTTCAAGATTTAGCAGATAAACCTATGTTTGATAGAGAAGCAGTTTTAGCTTGTCTAGAAGAAGGTCCTAATTATCAAACTAGAGGATTTGAATCTTCATTATATGATAAAGAAAATATTACATCTATTTATAAAAATAGATTTGAAGTTTTAGAATACTGGGGTATAATAGATAAAAATACTGCAGATGAATGTGGTTTAATGTATGAAGGTGATTCAGATGTAATTCATGTTAATGCATGGATATGTGGTAATAAAGTTTTAAGAATGGTACAAAATCCATTTACACCAACTAGATTACCATATTTAGTATGCCCTTATGAATTAAATCCTTATCAGTTTTTTGGAATTGGTATTCCAGAAAATATGGAAGACTCTCAACAAGTTATGAATGGACATGCAAGAATGGCTATAGATAACTTAGCACTTGCAGGTAATTTAGTATTTGATGTTGATGAAACAATGCTAGTACCTGGACAAGATATGAAAGTATTTCCTGGTAAAATATTTAGAAGACAAAGTGGTCAAACAGGTCAAGCAGTACATGGAGTTAAGTTTCCTAATACAGCTTTTGAAAATTTACAAATGTTTGATAAATTTAGACAACTTGCTGATGAAGCAACAGGTATACCATCATACTCACATGGAGCAACAGGTGTACAGTCTACAACTAGAACAGCATCTGGTATGTCAATGTTAATGGGTGCTGCTGCTTTAAATATTAAAACAGTAATTAAAAACATAGATGACTATTTATTAAAACCCTTAGGACAAACATTATTTTATTGGAACATGCAATTTAATGATGATGCTCCGCATATACTAGGTGATCTAGAGATTAAAGCTCAAGGCACTTCTTCTTTGATGCAGAAAGAAGTAAGATCTCAAAGACTAATGACATTTATGCAAACAGCAGCTAATCCTGCACTTGCACCATTTGTCAGATGGCATACATGTTTAACTGAAATTGCTAAGTCTTTAGATATTGATCCAGATCAATTAATTAATGATCCAGAAAAAGCTGCGATCTATGCACAAATAATGGGAATGGTAAATGGAAATACTCAAAATAATCAGGCCCCTGCTGGAGGACAAACCCAAATGGGACAGGCTGGCCCAATGCCTACAGGAGCTTCGCCAACAGATCCAACAGGAGCTGGAGGTGGCAACATCGGAACAGGCAATGTACCGATGCCAGGGGAAGCTGGCTTTAGTGCGTCAAATCCTCAATCTCCAAGAGGCCAACAAACAGAGCAAGATAGATAATGTCAACAACTAAATTTGATCCATATAGAACAACAGGTGGTACTATAGAATTAGTAAGAGATCCTAGCACAGGTGCATATTCAACTAAGACCGTTGGATTTGCTAAGTTACCAGTTCTTAATTTACCAGAACTTGGAACTACTGCAGCTACAACTACCGCTACAACAACTGATACAGCTACAGATTTAACTGGAACTGGAATAGATGAACAAACTAGACAAGCATTTAGAGAACCACAAAATGAAGATCGTGTAGGTATATTAGATTTAGATTTAACAACGAAAGCTAAAGATATAAGTGAATCATTATCTGATATTGATAGTGGCAGAGGTGGAGATAGTGCTAGTGCAATAGCAAGACAAACTGCAAATTTAGATAATGTTTCAACACCTACTACTATTCAGGATAGTATGCTAAGATCTAACAGATTTGATGCAGATACGTTTGATGATAAAACAGGTTTAGGTATTCAAAAAGCAACTGGAGATATAGCTGCTCAAGGTCGAAGTAGATTTAGTGGTGATGCAGATACTACGGGTGTTACGGTTAAAGATACTTCAGTTATAGATAGAACACCAACATTTTTAAAAAATTTATTTGGTGAACCAAGAGGTGTAGAAGTTGCTAGAGGTAAAAAAGCTGTTGAAAATGTTGGACCAACTGAAACAGTAGATCAACTTTCTAAAACAGAACAAGCAGCATTTGATAGAAAACAAATGGTTGAAGGTGCAACACCCGATGATGCAACTGCAAATAGATTAGGTATATCAGCTAGGCCAGAAATGTTAGGAGATACAGGTGCTAGTATGGATCAAATGTCTGGTACTAAACTTGATACAGCTAGATTTGCAGGAAGCACAGCTAGAACATTAGCAGATCCTGCTGAAAAAGAAGATGTAAAACCTGCTTCTACAAGTGCTTTAACTACATTAAGAGATTCTATATCATCTAGCCCTACCTTAAGAGCTTTAGGTACAGGTGCAAAACTAGCTGCAACAACCATGAGTAGAGGTTTAGATGCTGTATTTGGTGTAAGTACTATTGATAGACAATATAGAAATACAACTTCAGGTGTTTTAAAATCTTCAGGATATAAAACTAGAGGTGAATTAGGATCATCTACTGATCCCGATAGAATTGCTAAGAGTCCACAAGATAGTGTATTTGGTGGTATGAATAGATCAGGTAATACCATGAAAGGTGCAGCAGATAGAATTAGTACTAGGTCAACTATTGGTCAAGCAAGAGTAGATGCAAAATATGGTAAAGATTCTAAAAGAGCAAAAGATTTTGCAGCAAAAACAGAAAAATATAAAGCTGAATTAGAAGCAGAACAAGCTAAAGTAAATAAAGCTACTATGAATAAAGGTGGACCAGCTGGTGGTGCAGGTAATAGAGATAAAGGTAAAATAGTTTGTACTATGATGAATGAATCATATGGTTTTGGATCATTTAGAAATAAAATATGGTTAAGACAATCTAAAAATTTAGCACCAGAATATCAAGTAGGATATCATAAATTGTTTTTACCTTTAGTAAAATATGCAAAACAAAAAGGTATTACTAATAGTATAGTTAAAAAAACATTAGAACACATCGCTATACATAGAACAATAGATATTAGACAAGAAGAAAAAAATAAAATTCATTTAATTGGTAGAGTATATAGAAAAATATTAGAACCAATTTGTTATTGGGCAGGTAAAGTATAATGGCAATAAAAGATATGAAAGGTACTGTTGTAAAAGATAAAGCTACTATGACAGGTATGATGAATCAATCAGCTAAAAAAATACAACCAGCTAATTTATCTGGTATGAAAAAACTATTTGATAAACCTGCTAAAAAAACTCCTGCTCCTATGGAGCAACCACAAGATATGGGCCTTTTACAGAAAGTAGAAAGTTTAACAGATGAAGAAAAAACTATTTTAGCTACAGTTTTATCTCCATCTGTTAGCAATGCTCTTAGAAAGATATCACCTGAGTTAGCACCTTTATTAGATGCAGCAGGAAAATCTGAAGAGAATGTTGTTATACCAGTGTCTATGTTTAAAAATTATGCAGCAAAGACATATGGTGGTGATGAGACACAAGCAGTACAAAGTTTAATTACTGATATGTCTGGAACTAAGATGGAAACACAACCTGTGCCACCTGATACACAAATGGCAGAACAACCAGATGATATGATACCAGAAGAAATAAATCAAATTGATTCTGGTGAACTTGCTTAGTATCAGCCCACAAATTATGGAATAGAGCTACCCTTACCCATAAGGCACTCAACCAATAGGTAAAAATAATGGACGAAGAAAAGAAAGTTTCTGAAGAAACTAAAGTTAGTATACCAAATGCTAATCCTTACAGCAAAGTTAAAGATGCTGATGATGCTGAAACAGAGGCATTTGCAAAAGGTGAATTAGCTAAGTTTCATAGGGAACAAAGAGAAGCAAACGCAGCAACCGAACAGAAGGACACCGATGCATCTGAAGAGACTGCAGACGAATCAGAACAACAGGCTACTCCTATCGCTGAACGCCCTGCTAAAGCTGAAGATCGTGTTTTTAAGAAACGTTATGACGATTTAAAAAAACACTATGATTCTACAATTCAAAAACACAAGGATGAACTTCAATCTTTGCGTACACAATTAGAATCAAATGCTAAACAATTTGTGCCACCTAAATCTAAAGAAGAGTTAGAGGCATGGAGACAAGAGTACCCTGATGTTTATGATATGGTTGAAACCATTGCAATGAACAAAGCTACTACTCAAACTGCAGAACTTGAAAGTAAATATAAAAATTTACAAATCCAACAAGAGCAAATTGCAAAAGAAAAAGCTGAAGTAGAACTTTTAAAACTTCACCCAGACTTTAATGATATTCGTACTAAAGACGACTTTCATGAATGGGCTGAACAACAAGATCCTACTATTCAAAGTTGGTTGTATGAAAATACATCTAACTCAAAGTTAGCTGCAAGAGCTATTGATCTATATAAAATGGATCGTGGTTTAAGTAAACTAACTAAAAAAGAAGAAAAGGATGTTAAAAAAGAAGCTGCTAAAGCAATTTCTAAAACTAAAAAAGCTACTGATTCTGATATACCAAAGAAAAAAATTTGGACAACTAGTGAGATTGCTAAGTTAAAACCTCATGAGTTTGAAAAATTTGAAAAGGAGATTGACCTTGCTCGTTTAGAAGGTAGGATTAATTATAATTAACAATCTAACTAAACAATAGGAGGAACAACCATGGCTTTTGGAAGTTCTAGTGGATATAATAATTTACCTTCAGGTAATTTTACACCACAAATCTTTAGTCAGAAGGTTCAAAAATTCTTCAGAAGAGCATCAGTGGTAGAGGATATTACTAACACTGATTATGCTGGAGAAATTGAAAATTTTGGCGATACTGTAAGAATCATTAAAGAGCCAACAATCACAGTTAGAGATTACGCTAGAGGTCAAACAGTTGACACACAAGTACTAGCAGATGATCAAATAACTATGACAGTTGACCAAGGTTCTTATTTTGCTTTTAAAGTAGATGATATTGAAGAAAGACAATCTCATGTAAACTTTGAAGCTCTTGCAACCTCTTCAGGTGCATATTCATTAAAGAAAAACTACGATTACAATGTATTGAAATTTATTTATGACAATGCAAGTGATGGTACTGGAACAGGAACTGACGCTTCACCAATCGATGGTGATGCAGCGGTAGATACTTTAGCAAATTTAGTATCAACTGCTAAAAAGAACTTGGACAGAAATGATGTGCCAGAAGAAAACAGATGGCTAGTTTCATCACCTGAATTCTTTGAGCAACTAAGAAAAGCAGGTGCTAAACTTTCCGACCAATCAGTAATGGCTGATGGTGGTTCATCACAAATCAGAAATGGTATGGTTACAGACAGACCATTATTTGGTTTTAACATGTACCAATCAAACGCTATCGCTGTATCAAGCGGAAATGCAACAAATCACACATTTGGTTCTTCAGGATCAAATGAGCATGTGTTCTTATATGGACATATGTCAGGAGTTGCAACTGTCAATCATATAGCAAAAACTGAATTAATCAGAGACCCTGATTCATTCGCAGACGTTGTCAGAGGACTACACGTATTTGGAAGAAAAATCCTTAGAAGTGAAGCAGTCCAAAGAGGCGTTATAACAATAGGTTAATTAGGAGGATAATAGAGAACTATGGCTACTTACGACTTAACAGC